AAAAGACGACATCTGTCTCGCCTTCGGCTGTCGGGTAGTTGACGAGCGTTGTCGGCGTGAGTGTGTAGGTTATGGGCATTAACGTCTCCTAATCATTCGTCGTCTTTGCGGCGAGGTAGTACGTCGTGCCGCCGATCACCATTGTCACGGTGCGGTTGGGTGACGTGGGGGATACGGAGTTGACTACGTTGCCAATCTGGATGGGTGCAGGCGTCGTGCCGTCCGGCGCAAAAAACTTGAACGTGCCATTTGTCGTTACGTCGATCAGGCCGCCTAGAGCGTTAGTGCCATTGTCGAGAATTGATAGCTTTCTATCAGCAGTAGAGAAAAGATTGGTTCTGTTCTGCCAGTAAATTCCACTCGTAGACCCAGCCCGCAGAGCTCCAGAGCCTGCAAGAGTGCCTCCTACCGTTAGGTTTCCGCTGATGTCCGCCGTCCCCGTCACCGCCAGCGCGTAGCCGAGGATGGTCGCGCCGCCGAGGGCGAGAGACGGAGCTGCCTGCGCGCCCGTGAACGTGTTAGCGCCGAGGGTGGCGCCCTGCCAAGAAATTTGGATCGGCATCTCAAGTCCCCTGCTGATACACGAGGCTCTGCGCTGCGGTGCCAATAAACGTGATGGCCCCAACCGGACATTCAGCGCCAGTCAGCGTAATGGAGAAGCCAGCCAGCAGGGGCAGCCCCGTCGCAAGCACCGCAACGCCGCCAGCAATATCGACGCTCATCTGCGCGTTGCCGATCGGGTTCCAGATTGAGATTGCTTTGCGCGCCGCGTTCGCCGCAATGAGCGTGGTCGAGGCCGGCCCGGCCGTAACGGCAACCGCCGTGGGAGCGCCCCAGGTGATGCCGCCGCCTACGGGGGCGACGCCGCTTTCCTTGGTGATGATCCGGCCTGCAACATCTGTTAGGATTTGCGCCGGACCTTCTACAAATGTCGGTGCCGTCGCCCGGTAGGTGCCGACGATTTCAACGGGATTGGGCATGGTCTACTCCACTCCTGATTTCTGGAACATCATGCGCCCTGCCCCCGCCGTCAAAAGGCTGGAAGGCGAAGACATCGACGGGCGTGTTTTTAGGCATTGCTATCTCCGCGACCATTTGAAGCCTGATGTACTGACGGTGTAGCGGTCCACCGTCGCCAGATTGGCGCGCGCCGCGATCAGGCCGGCGGCACTGGTGCGGACGGCCGCGTTGAGGATGCCGACCCAGGCGCCTGGCACTGTGCCCAAGTTGGCTCCCGCTCCAGATGTCGAGCTGAGATCGGTCGGCGCAACATCGGCTTCGTCGGGACACATGACGCGGGCATAGATGTTGAGGGTGGCGTCGTAAATCGAAGCTGTGATATCTGCGAGGACGGAGAAATTTAGCGGAACGCTTATCGCATCCGTGCGCCGCGATGTGGTCAGCGTGTTGAGCAGGGAAACGTCAACACGGGGCGTCACCCATGCGAACTCGATCCCGCCGCCGGAAAGCTCGTAGGTTTTGAAGGGCACGATGGTTGCGCCAGACCGCTTGATCCAGCCGATAAGCCGCTTGTAGTTGTAGTTCGTCGGCATCGTCGGAGCCGTGTTCGAGGTCGAGAACAGCACATCGACGACGCCGGTATCCGAACGCTGGATGAGCCAGATGTAATAGTCAGTATCGGCAATCGCGCCAGTGTCGAGGCCGCCCTGCCCGCTGCCGACCACCCATGCTGCATCGAGGCGCTTGGTGGTCGCCGCCGCCAGCGTCAGCATTCGCAAGTTGGCACCGTCCATCGCGGAACCGACAGCGATGTCGATGTCGTTGGTCGCGTCAGCCACGTTGTTGGCGTAGGTGAGGCCCTGGATGGAACCGCGCGGGATGATCGGCGCCGCCCATGACGCATCGACGCCATCGGAGGTCAGAACATAGGTTGCGGCACCGATGGCGAGGCGGCTGTAGCCCGAGGCGTCTCTGGTCAGCAGGTCGCCGCGCGTCGTGAGCGTGTCCGCAGCCCCTAGGCCCGAAATCGGATCAACCGTCCAGATCGTGTTGGCGTCCGCATCCTTCAGGATGACCTTGTAGTCGCCGGAGGTCAGGTAGATCGGACCGAACAGACCGTTCGCATCCGCCACCACAGGATTTGCGTTGACGTTGCCGATCAGAAGATCGGCATTGGAATAGGTGTTTTTCGGCGTACTCGTCCCGGTGGTGTAGAAGTACAGCAGCGCCGCCGGGTAGGTCGTACCGTTGCCGGAAACCGGGGTAAAGCGCGGAGGGGTGAATATCGTGCTCATCGTTCCCTCAGTGGATTGGGCTCGCTAAAGCCACCGCCTGCAGCGCCGGCAACGCCAGGGGAAAGGCGGGGACGGGCCTGCCGGGCCAGAAACGCCTCAACAAGCGAAAGGGCCTCAGCGTTCGCCGCCGGGCTTGGGTTGGCCAGCAGATCAGCCAAGCGGGCGCGCACGGGCTCGCTGGCCGCGTCAGTCTTCGCCATCACATCCTTGATGGAACGCCAGATGCCGAGAATATCTCCCCCAGAGGCAGGAGGGGCGCTCAGAGCGGTTTCGCGCACAAGGTTGGCGGCACGGTCGGCCGTTTCAGATCCCGCATTCACGCGGCTGTTTCCGGCGGCATACCGCAACTCAGCCCGACTGCGGCCCAGAATGTTTCCTGCGGTCTCTTGGTCGAAGATGCGGACAAGTTTGGATTGCTTGGCGTCGCTCTCGACGATGCTATCTGCGAGGCGGCGCGTGGACTTGGCGCCATCGAGCGCCGTGTCGCGCATGGTGTTTGCAGCGCCGACGCGGAGCGCCCGGAGCTGATCGGCGGTAGCCCTTGGCAATTCATCATGTAAGGCCGCATTCGAGGCCGCAACGCCTGCATCGCTCTGCCCGGAGCGCAGGAAATTCTGGCCGCGCGTAAGCCAACCTTCGCCGGTCCTTTTGTTGTAAAGGGAAACCGCTTCCCGGTACGCCGTGTCTGCTTCAGCAAGTGCTGGATTGGCGCGCTTCAGTTCGCGCACAAATTCATTGGAAGCATCCTGCCACCAAGAAGCACCAGGAGCCGGCCTGCCGTTCGGGTCCATGCCGATGTTCTGGATGGCCCGCTTCACCTCGTGCATGATCTCGACGGGCGAAGCTGGCGTCCGGCTCATGCCGACGCGCGAGCCCTTTTCCTTGAGCATCACGGAGTCGATGGCCGCCTTAACCTCGGGGTTTTCGTACATCTGCATGAGACGTGGCGTCTGCTTCAGACCGGCCTCGTCCATTGCCCCGTAGGCCGTCGCCCCTACATGGCTCCTGTTGGCGTCCAGAAACCTGCGCGCATCGTAGATCGAGGGCACGTTTGCATCTTCACCCATGGCGTTGATGAACCGCTCGCCGGTCCGGGCGTTGCGGTTGGTGTAGGCCGTCGAATACTTGTTGGCCGCGTCGTTGCTCGTGAGCTTGCCCACCGTCGCTAGGCGCTCGGCGCCGCGTCCGGTATCCGCGACAAAAGCATCCTCTCCGAGAGTCGCGAGTTCATTGCGCGCGCGGCCGACACCTCCATCTGAGGAGACGGCTTGTGCAAGGCGCCTGATCGCCGCGTCCTCCTCGATATTCCCGGCTCCACTGCGCGCTGCGTCCGCGAGCCTCGTCAGGAAGCCATCGCCCGCAACCTGCCCGCCCTCGGGAGCGGCAGCCGATAGAGAATTGGGCGTAACCTTCGGTGCGTATTTGTCAGCCACATCTGCGAGCCTGTTCAGGACGCGCGGCGCGGCCTTCTCGTAAAGGATGCTCGCGCCCTTTGCGACGACAGGAAGCGCGCCGCCAACAGCACCACCAACCACTGCGCCGGTCGTGGCGCCGCGCATCCGGTTATCGAAGCCGCCTTCGCCTTCTCCAAAACCTTGGGCACCACCGAGCAAAGCACCGCCGGCTGCGCCCTTGAGGACGTTTCTGACGAGGCCCGCGCCACCTCTGAGCAGAGTGCCGACGCCAGGGAGAGCAGACAGAGCCAGCCCGCCCGTGACGGTGCCCGCGATATTGCTCCCGGTTGAAAGGACGGGATTGCTTTCGGCGAAAGCCTTGCTCTTCGTGCGCTCCCTGTTCAGTTCCTCGTCGTACCGCTGATCGTAGGTCGGTGCCGTCGAGACGGTCTGGCCGGTCTTACCGAGCGACTTCTCAAAGGTGCTCGGGGCCATCATCCAATCAGAGAAGCCCGGCATGGCCGCGCGAACACTTGCGGCGAGTTCATCGCCTGCGCCAAGAGTGACGCCCTGCCCAAATGCCTGCGCCATGCCGTCAGAGACGGGCGCGGCTGGCGCAGCAGCGTCCTCGCCGCCCGCCTTAAAATACGAGCGGTTCAGCGGATTGCCCATTCTGCGCTTGCCACTGGGCTGCTGTGACGGCTCCCAATCCTGAACGCCGCCCAGCAGCATAGGCACGTCATCAAACGTGCCGCCCTTCTCGGCGAGAAATGGAACGTCATCGAACGCACCCATTATTCTGCCTTGTCCAATTCAGCGGGATCAACGCCAAGCTGCTTGAGTTTCGCGCGCACTCCAGCGGGATCGCGGCCCTCTCGGATTGCCTGCTGCGCGTCGAAGATGAGGCGCCCCTTATCCGCGCTATTAGCGGGAGGACCACCATCCCCAGCGGGGGCGGCGGCCTTCGGCGGCTCGTAGCGCTCGCCTCTCTTCAGAATTCCGGCCTTGACCATCATGGCCTCGACGACCTGCCGCCGATTCTCAGCCATCTGGGCAATGAGTTCTTTATTGGTCGCCTGACCGGGCTGCGGGAAGTACTGCTTGTCGGCGCTCATGAACTCGGACGTCCCGATAACAGCACCGGACTCGTCACGAAGCTGTGAGTTCATGAAGTTACGCTTGGCCTGCTCGAAACGCTGATATTCTGAAGACTGCGCGTAGTTTCCCAGCCCACCCGGAAGCGCCTCCAAGAAGCGACCCTTGCTAGATGTGCCCTGAATGGCGAGATCGTTCAGAAGCGTATTCGCCGTCTCCATGCGCTGCGAGAAGCCGTAAGCCTTGGCTTGGGCCTCCGTCATCGGCTTCTCTTTGGTCGGCAGACCTTGGACCGGCGTAGCCGTGATCCCTCCGGGCGCGGCTGGGGCAACCGGAACGCCTTGGGGAGCCGGCGCAATGCCGGGCGAGGCGCCCTGCTGTGGCCCCCCCTGCGCGGAATATGTCGGCTGGCGCCAGCGCGACATGTCTTCCGCCGGGATCGTCGTGCCAGTTCCGGCGTCGAAATGCGGCCTGCCCAAATGATTGAACGCCGCCGCATATTCCGGCGTTGCAGCAAAGGCGGGGTCGTTCGCGCCCCGCACAAGGGCGTTGCGCGCCTGACTGTCCATGCCGTTGCCAGCGAACGGGCCGCCCATCCCAGCGCCCTGCTCCTTGGGTTTGGGCATGGGCCACAGAATGGGAGCCCCGCCGCCGGGCGGCATGACCTGCACGTAGCCCGGCACTGGAGAGAAGATTTTCCCGTTTTGTGTTCCGATCCTATAGCCGGCCGGAAGCTCCACGCCCTTCAACAATTCATGCGGGATAGGCTGCCCTTGTCCGGGCTGAACGGGAATGCCTGATCCGTCGCCGGCCGGAGGAGGATCACCGCCCTGTGGCACGCCTGGGCCGCCCGGCTGCGCGGTCTGCGCCTGCAGGTTCGATTTTACCTTGGTGATGTAGTTGCGCGTCTCGGCCGGCAGCGCGGCAGGATTCGCGCCCGCGGCCACCCACTTCTCCGCGTTACCCGGCCCCCAATTATACGCAACGAGCGCGTGATCGAGGTTGCCGAATCTGTCCATCTGCTGCTTGAGGTACGCGGTACCCTTGTTGATCGACTGGCCGACATCGAAGCGGTTCGTGACGCCGAGATCGGCGGCAGTGCCCGGCATGATCTGCATGACACCGCCGGCACCCGCCGGAGAAACGGCGTTGGGGTTGAACATGCTTTCCGTGCCTGCCACGGCCTTGATGAGCGGGATTGGGACTCCGTATGTCGTCGAGGCGGCGTTAAAGTGCTGGTCCCATTCAGCCGGAGCGGTCTTGCCGTCCGCTGTCGGCGGCCCATACGTCACGCCCTCGCCAGACCGCCTTAAATGCTCGGCAATGGGCGTCGCCTTATCGACGTTGAACTTCACCCATCCGGAATCGTACTGCGTCGGCCACTGGCTCACGTTCCGGCCAGAGGCTTCTGCTTCCTGCCTCACGCGATCGTAGAGCTGCCGCTGTGCCTCGGGCGGCGCATTGAGGATCGCCATGCCGTTTTGGGTGATGAAATCCGCGTCTTCCTTGACCTTGGCCCGCTTGTTCGCGTCCATCGAGTTGATGAGCGTCTGGATCTTTATCAACGTGTCGGGGTGGCGTGTGGCGAGTTCGTTCTGCGCATTGGGATCGCCCGACAGAGCGCGCTGAATGAACGGTGCCGCCGACTTCCGGGCGTCACTTTCCTCCCGCAAAAGCGCATTCCGTTCGTCGCTCTGATTCAACTGCATAAGCGGGGCAAGCGTGCCGGCGACGTTCGGGAAAATGATCCCGCTCAAGTGAATATCCCATTCTTCTTGTTGTAGCCGAGATATGCGCCGGCCATCACGTTGTTGACGCCCGAGCTGATACCGCTCGCCAGCGCATTCGCACCTGCCGCATAGCCGGAGCCGCGCGCCGCGCCGCCCTGCGTCAAATAGTTGCCACCTTGGCCGATCAACCCGGCAGCGGTGCCGCTGGCCTGAGCCTGGGCACTGTTACCCTGCCCAGCAGCAGTCGAGAGCTGGTTGAAATAGTTTCCGTATTCCTCGCTGGCGGCGCCCTGCCCGAACGCTGTGATGGCCTTGGTCTGCGCGCCCGAGCGCACCATGCCCTTTGACGCCGCCGAGCGATCAAGCGCCCTGCCACCCTCGTCGAGGCGCCACTGGTAGCCGGGGCTGGTCTCGAAATCCGCCAGCGCGGTCTTCTGCAGGCCCTTGGCGTTGGCGGCATCGACCCAGTACTGCCCGTAGTCGTTGCCGCGCTGCGTCAGCTCGCCGAGGCCGAGGAGCTGGGTGATCTTGCCCAAGGCCGCCGTGCCGGAGCCCGTCCATGGCGATGCCTGCGCGCGAGCTTTGCCGGCCTCCGTAATGTTCTGTTGATTGGCTTGGTTGGCGGCGCCCCACGCCATCTCGGCGCCCTGCTGGGCGCCTTGCTGTCCAATCATGCCGGCAAGAGTGGAGAAAATCGCCATCAGAGCGCCTTGCAAAACGTGTGTTCGGCAAGGGCGTAGCCTGCTCGTTTGTAAACCTGAGCAAGCGCCTCGTGACGGAGACCATGTTCCGCCACCATGCCGAAGAATTTTACGTTGCGCGCCTTGGCGGCGGATTCGAGCTGCGTAAGAAGCTCTGCGCCAGCACCTTTCCGGTGGGCTGGCTTAATATACAGCCAAAGCTCCTGACCAATAAAGACTTTTTTATTCCAATAAGCGGGCGAGGAAATCGCGCTGGCCATGCCAACCGCTTCTCCTCCCTTGTCGAGCACCAAGAGGATGCCGTTTTTCATCAATGCCGAGGCGGTTTCAGTGAACGAATCGCGACAGAACTTGGCGCGCGCCGCCCATCCCGCCTCTGCAAAAAACGCCTCGCCCATCTCAACGATGGCGGCCATATCGCGCGGTTCTGCGGGGCGAATCACAGGCTGCCCCCACTCGTAGAAGCTGTGATTCCAGTGCGGTTTCTGCTATAAATAAGCGGGCTGAAGAGTGCTGCAAACACATCTCCAGCCCTAACCATCGACCGCCACCAAGGAACGATCATATGGCTGAAGTCAGCATACGGCCTTTTAAGTGCCCGCGTCATTGGACGCTTTCCCAACGCATCGCGCACTACAGCAAAGCGCACCCAAGCGGTTGTGTGCTTTGGTGCGCCTCTACCAAGTTCGGCTACGGACAACTGAACTGGAAGGGCCGCCCACTGTTCGCGCATCGCCTTTCTTGGGAAGTCGCTAACGGTCCCATTCCCGCTGGAATGGAAGTCTGCCACCGCTGCGATGCTCCGCTCTGCGTGAACGTCTCCCACCTGTTTCTCGGCACCCACGCCGAGAACATGGCGGATGCTGCCCGCAAGGGACGCCAGATGAGCGGTGAGGCCCGCTCTGCCGTCTCGCAGCGCGGCGCCGATCAGTGGAACTCCAAGCTGACCGCCGACGAAGTAAGAGCAATCCGGGCCGCCCCAGGGCCATACAGCGCCATCGCGCGCCAGTACGGCGTGTCCAAGTCGAATATCGTGATGATTCGAACGGGAAAGTCTTGGAGACATCTTCACTAGATCACTTTCCATGCGCTGCCGTTGCCGATCGCCTGCACGATGCTGGCCCCGCCGCCGGCCAACGTGTTGCCGACCGTCACCACGCTCGAATCGCCGCAGATGACCGTGTGCCCAAGCGTCGGCGTCATCGGGACGATCTCGGCGTAGGTGTAGATCGTGCGCGGCAAGACGCCGCTTCCGATTCCCTGCAGGAAGCCGATCAGGGCGCGCGTGGCCGTGCCGTCCCTGTTGACGACGGCCGCCTTTGTGCTGAGCGGCGCGGTCATCGGCTGAGCGGCTTAATCTCGGTCCGCATGCCGTAGAAAGCAGCCTTGACCGGGTCACTGAGCGATATTTCGACGGTGCGCTGCCTGAAGGCCCCAAGCCGCCTCCACATGGCACGGATGAGGCGGACGCCCATGAGGCCAAGGCTTGCCCTGCGCTCATTGCTCCAAGTGCTGCCGCCGTCGTCTGTGTAGCGCATCATCAATTCGGGATCGGAACCCTGCCCGGTCGAGATACCGACGCCCAATTCGCACTCGATCTCGAAGTCCTGCATGATCGCGCGCCTGCCCTCGGCGAAGAACGGCAGGCCGACGATCACGCGGCGGATGGGGCTGCCAAGGTCGTCATAGGTGTCGAGATCCAGCTCCGCGACGTTGCCGGCCTGAAGTCCCACCAGCGTCTTGCCGAAGGCAGCGAAGATGCACTGCACGTCCCAAATCGCGGGGGTGAGCGACGTGCCGGTCTGTCGCTCGTGCCAGATCGGGATTCCCGCCACCGCAGAAGCCGCCGGATCGAAGCAGAACGTGCGATTTAGGCTGGGCAGGGTGAGCACGTAGAAATGATGACCGCCCTGAAAGTACGTCATCCCATAGGCGTCGCTCACGGTACCGGTCCGCAGGATTTCCTCGATGGCGTGCGTCGAGATGCGCGCCGGCTGGTAGCCCTCGGCCCTGTAGATGATGCGGTCGTTGCCCAGCCAAAAAACGGAGTTGTCCATCTTGGCGGGGCTGAGCGCCGCAGCACAGCCGCGTTCGAGAAGGGCGCCTGGCACCCGCTCCAGCGGAAACGGTGACGCGCCGGTATTGACCCACACCTCGACGGTGTCGGTGCCGAACAGCCAGCACTCGCGATGATCAACCAGAACGCCTATCAAGCCGTCCGGGCTGCTTTCCGCGCTAGCGAAGTCGAGGGCGTCGAAGGTCGAGAAGTCGAGAAGGCCGGAAAGGTAGAACTGGCCCGACCCATCGTTGCGCGTGCCCACCGCATAGCCGTCGATGTAGGAGATGCTGGAAAAGCCCTCGGCCGGGTAGCCCGCGGATATGACCTTGGTGATGGTCGTGCCCACGATCACAAACATATCCGGCACGACCAGCAGGCCGATCTGTGTCCCGTTGTTGATGAGCGTCGCCGCTCCGGTCGTCGGGATCAGGTCGCCGGCACACGGCGTCGCCATCATGTCCTCATCGACCCGGTACAGCGTGGCGCCGGACAGGATGTACGCATAGCCCTGCGCCTCAAGGCCTGCCCTGATCCGGTCGCCGCCGATGGTGCCCCATTCCTTTTGGCCCGGCGTGCCGTACAGAACGACCTTTGTGCGCGAGCCCTCGGGGGCCGCCTCGGCGTAGAGGTTCACCACGCGGGCCGCATTGACGGGGCGGCTGCGCTGCTGGGAGAAGCCTAGGGCGAGCGGGCCGCGCATCAATATGCCCCACGCCCTATGGACAAAAACAGGCCCAAATAGCAATATTCCGATATGGAAGAGCCCATCCCAGACATCGTCGCCCGGCTGCGCCAGACGTTCGACCTCGACAATACAGACCCCTTGGACGCCATCGAGGTGTACATGGACGAGCGAGAGGAAGCGGCGCAAGAAATCGAGCGGCTACGGAAGATCATCAGTAATCCCCCTGCGTAGTGGCGTTCTGATCGCGCGTTGCCTCTGCTGCCGCAGCGGTACCCGCTGCTGCCCCGGCGATGCCGTACATGGGGATTTCGCCGCGAACCATGCGCTTTACTACTTCGGCGGGTGACAGTCCCGTTAGTCGACTCGTCCGCTCAATACTCTCGTTGATGTTGGTGATCATGGGCGTGGCGTTGTAGCCAGCCTTCCCCCTCGCCTGTTCCTTCATATCCTTCGCGCCGGCCCACCCGACTTCCTGAAAAAAGCGCGGGTCCACGCCTCGCTCTCTAGCAATAGTACTGAGCGCATTTTCAAAATGCCCGTAGGTTCCCGGCGGCGGAACCGTCATTTTCGGATCGAAAAGACCAGACATCTGCTCGTCTATGGTCGCGCCTTTGGTGTCGCCTAAGAAATTGCGGGAAAAGTTGTACCGCTTGGGGTTTTCCGGCGTGACGCCCTGGTCCTTCATCACCATTTTGTCGAACTGCTTCATGTTGCCGCCCGCGTAGCGCCCGCCGATTGGGAATGGGTATTCATACGAATTAGCGGGAATGCTGTTCCCGCCGGCCTTCAGGTAGTTGCCGTAATGCGCCATCAAGAAATTAGAGGTGGGGTCTGCGCCGCCTGTCGTTGCCGACATGGCGTCGGCGAACCGTTCTTTGAACGCCAGCCGCCCTGCCTTCGGGCCGTACTCTTTGATGTACTCGGCCTCCAATTGGCCCATCTGGTACCAGTTGCCGGAGTCCTTTACTTGGAGCATTCCACGGTCGTAGGCATCGTTCAGACCCTTTACCGCAGCGGGATTATTGGCGATGGCGTCGTACTTGGCCCGCGTCCCCTCCTGCGCCATACGGACATCAGCCGTCTCGACCCTCGCGGGGTATTTGCTGACATCTGCGTCAAACCGCTTTTCCGGGGGGAAATATGGCGTGTAGTTGCCGGCTTCGATGTCCTTCTGGACAGCCGAGCGAGATTTCTGAAAGTCTAACGCCTCTGTAGAAAGACTCTTTTGCAAGAAATCCTTTTTCTTATTTGGGTCATGTGCGAGGACGGGCGGGGCTATCTCCGGGTAACGATCCGCCGCCCACGGGTACTTGCCTAGAGGCGTTAGCGGGTTCGTGCCCTTCGTGATAAGTGCGGAACTTGGCACGGCCTCAACCACCGCCTTGTTCGCAACATTGAGCGCGGTTGCGCCCTTACCGGCGAGCCGCGTGCCCGGCACAACACCAGCCGCAGCCGCCAGCATGGTGGCAACGCCGCCCGCCGCGTCCCAGCCCCGCCCCTGCATCAGAGCGTTCATTGTCTCGCCGCTCGCGTCTACGGCGTCACGCACCGCCGCGCCCGGCGTTAGTTCAGCCACAGCAGCAGGGACGCTGGAATATGCCCGCCGCGCTTCCGGGGGAAGCATTCGCCACGCCAGCACAAGCGGGTTCGTCTCGGTATTCGCCGCAGCGTCAACCGCCCTGCCTAGCCAATTTCGGGGCTTGGGGTCGGCCATCAGCCGTTGGAAAAGTTAAAGCGGCCGTACTGCCGGCGGCGAAGGGCCATTTCCGGGGCACTTGTGATCGGCACGTAGTAGAACGCTTGAAGCGCCATCTTGGCCTTGTGGATCGCGTCGCGGTCGTCGTCGCTGAGTGGCACGCCGTAAGCGCCCGCAATCTCGCGCTGCAGCATCAGGCCGACGTTGCGAAGCTGTCCGTCCGGCACGTTGACGGTGGTGTCGAGGCTCGCGAGGTCGGTGTGCGCGTAGCGGATGCCCTCCGACTCGAAACCCGCCAACAGGTCGTTGAGCTTCCTGAAGCCGTAGTTGCCCTGCGTGTCGGTCATGGATTCCTGATCGGCCACGACGCCCAAATCCTGCAGGGCCTCGGAAATCAGCGTGCGTGCGGTCTTAATGGACATCACGAACTCCTGAGTGCAGGGCGGATATGCAGACGACCAGACACCACGACGACGTTGTTGGACGTGACGGCCTGGTGCAGGAAATCTCCCGCAAGATTGATTGTGTCGGCGTTCGTGAGCGCGACCGTGAAGGAACCAGCGGACGCTGAAACCGTGGTGCCCGTCACCGAGAAAACCGGCGTGTCTCTGTTCGGATCCCACGGCGCGCGGCCCACCCGCCACGAGACAGTGAGCCCCGACAGGCTCTGCACCGCGTTGTTGGGATCGCGGGCGTAGAGCGTGAAGGTGCGCGTCTCGCCGGCCATCATGTCGAGGTTTTGCACATTCACGCGGCGACCCTCGGCCGACCGGGCTTGCGCTTCACGAGATCGGCCACCGTCTCGGCACCGATGGCGTGAGCCGCTTCAACGAACGTCGGCGCCATGTCAGGCGAGTCGTTCCAGCCCTCCGGTACATCCGCGGCCGACTGAAACACCCGGCGCTGCCCATTCGGGCCGTAACGCCACGAGGGCCACGCCTGATGCACATAAGCCGCCGTTGCGATTGGCGACTTCACGTCCTCGCGGGCGCGCACCGCGTCCATGGCCGAAAAAACCGCTGTAACGATGGCCTCGGCCGACATCTTGGTGCGGCTGATCTTGTCGAAAGCGAAAATGCCGGCCTCAACCATAGCAACGCTGATTTTCATTATGTTACCTTTTGCAAGACGAGGCGCAGCGATACGTTGTCATCCTCGTTGGACATGATGCGGAAATCGCCCCGCCAAACGTGACGGTAGTCAGTGCAAGAGGTTGTGCCGACCTGCGCGTAATGGTTTTGCGAAAGAAACCAAAAACATTCCAGCGGCAGGGCGCGAGTGTGGCCGGGGTCGCCCCAAACCCACGGGCCGGCCATGCTGGGCACAGTGATGAATACCAAACCGCCGGGCTTCAGGACGCGATGCAGTTCCGCAAACTGGCCAAAGAACCCCCGCCAATCGCCTTGGCGCCCGAAATGCTCCAGCACTTCAAACGCGTAGATTTCATCAAATTCCGCGTCCTCAAATGGATACGGAAGCGCATCAAGATCGTGAACCACATCGCAGCCGGTGGACGGGTCAATATCCAAGGTGACGAGATCTCCCCACTGGTCATCTCCGGCCACCCCCATGCGTTTCTCACGCGAGTTTCCGCACCCGAGCAAAAGATGCCGCTTGGTCATGCGGCCATTTTCATTTGATCGCGAAGCCACTGCCCCCAATTGCCGGTGTAAGTTTGGGTTGGGCTGGTGTGGCGTAGTTCCATCTCGGCAAATGCCTTGATCTGACCGCCAGCTTCGCGCCACAGGCGGCAGAACTCGACATCCTCGCCCCAATATTCGCCGTCTCGCACTTCGGTCTTGAAGTACGCCTTCAGAGGGCCGTCTTCGTGGGCGTAGGTCGGTACATCCGACAAAGCCTCAAATACGAGGCGGTTGATCCGCATGAATCCAGTCGGGACCATCTCACATGCAATCAGGCCCTCAGCGTCGGACCAAATCTCGCCCGCCATAGGGTTGACGGGCCATTCAGCGGGGTCTTTCTTTTTCGGATAGATGCCAGCCACTAGCGGCTGCGTGACCTGGCAGAGCCTCAACAGGCTTTCCGGCTCAAATCCGACATCGCCATCGAGGAAAATCATGTCCGTCGCTGTACCGCGCATAAACCGACCGGCAAGCACGTTGCGAACGTGATCTAGGTAGCAGCAGCCTTGTAGAACATCGACATCCTCGATCTTAATCCCCGCCGCATCGAGCGCCATGACCCCAGCGGCAAGGGACCGCTGGGCATCATCGACATAAGAATCGAGCGTATAGGCCGGCACGGCAATACGGACGCTCCGTGCCGGCCCAACACGCATTTAGGCGGCGCCCTTAATGAGTCCGAGCGCCACCAGGGACGCACGAAGCTCAATCACCAGCGTATTGCACGCAGTGGTCGAGGCGCCGGCAGTGATAGCGCCAGCGTCGGTGCTGGCACGCTGGGCGATTGGCGTCGCCAAGCCGTAGAAGCCAATCTTGTCGGTGGTGCCCTGCCCGTAGTTGGTACCTTCGGTTCGGGCGTCTGAGAGTTGACGAGCTGCCATGTGATTCTCCTATGGCTTCAAAGTTAGGTCGTGCCCGAGAGGCGGGTTGCCAGATCCGGGTAGATCGCCTTGACGCCGTACAGCACGTCTAGGCGGATCTTGTCCTCGTCGTTGTCGCCGTCGAAGTACTTGAGGACGCGGATCGAGTAGCCGTTCTGGCTCTCGCGAGCCTTGAACACTGCAGAGTCCGGCATTTCCAGGTCAGCCATCACCAAAGCGAAGGCGTTCTTGTGAAACACCAGATTTTGCGCGTATTGCGTTGCGCCGGTGCCGATCATGACCAGTGCCGCGTTGTCGGCCGGAACCGAGTCTACCGTCTGGTACGGCCCCGACGTGATGATCGCCGGAGCGATCGACAGCGTGCAAGCCGTTCCTGTCGCAGTGATGTCCGCCTGAATGACGAACTGTTGCAGAACGCCCGTACTTTCTTTCGAAAGCGGGTTGACTGCATACACATCCGCAATGGTGAACACGTCGCCGGCCTTGAAGGTCGTCGAAGCGGTCCAATCGTCGGTGATGAGCGACTGCGTGTTCGTGTCCTTGCTCGTCGCATAGGTCACGTTCTGGTTGGCGCCGTTCACGAGGCCGCCACCAGCCGCCAAACCGTTGGTGTGCATGCGGATGTTCTGGTCCATCGCGGTGGAAATGCCGGCAACCATGCCGATGTCGCCGTTGCGATAGGCACCCTTGGCCACGTCCTGCATGTAGAGCGCAGTCTGCGAACCCAGGAAGCCCCAGGTATCGGCCGGCGACATGACGGCGCACCGCATGTCCTGCGGCACGGCGCCCTCGTCGAGACGCTGCGGCGCCTTGGCAAAGTCGGCGAACGAATTGACCGGCGAGACAGGCGTGCCGACCCAGTTCCAGACCTTGTTGTATAGGCCGCAAAGGTCGTAATCGATCTTGTTGGCGAGCGCGATAGCAGCGGGCTTGATATACCGTTCGCTGTATTCCTCGATTGACAGGGTGAGATCCTGCGTCGTGAACGACCACGCGACATGCTTGCGGGATGAAATCTGAAGGCTGAACTTGCCTTCAGTCACGTCCTGGTTGATGGCGACGGCGCCGTCGTTGGCAACGAACCGCACCGGACGACGCACGCTGATCGTGTCGCCGACCTTTACGAATTCCTTGCTGTAGTCCCGATAGACCTTCTTGCCCATCACGAGGTTATTTTCGAGATGTGCCAAGCCCACCTTCGCGATGATGCTTGGCGTGATGATCGTGTTTGCCATTTGACCTAACCATTAGGGTTAGGCCCCTTCGGACTCCGGCCTTCACAACCGTCTAGTTTCTGCCCCAGGTTCGGACCAACTCTTTTAAGTCCTTATGGGGCATCCGCTCGATCGACTGCTGGGCTGCCGCGCCACCGGACACTGATGCCGGCGGCGGCGGGGCCGATGAAGTTTTCGGCTTCGGCTTGGCGCTAATACGCGCCTCAACCGTTGCCAGTGCTTTTACAGCCGCTACTGTCCCAAGGCGGGAAATTCTGAACGCCTCGTCCTCGTTGTCCGCCAAGTATTTGACCAAACCCGCCTTGTTTTCGGCTGCGTCCAGTAGGTAGTCACCGATCGTCTGGTTCATCGGGAAGCCTTCAGCCCTTACGGCCTCCAGTGCGTCCTCGAACCCCTCGATCCCTTTGCCTTGGCGCTTGGCTTCTTCGACGAACGTCTCGACCTTGACGGCCTGTGTTTGTTCGGCGGTGCGTCTGCCTGCTTCCTGGGCGTACTTGCCCATGGTCGCCTGCACTCGCTTTTCGGCCCGGTATTCAGCCTTGGCTGTGACAAAATCCTCGTACTTGATGAACTGTTCGGGACGGGGCTCGTCGTCGGTTGCGGTGGCAGCGGGAGTCTTGGGGATGTCGACCGTTGAAAGGACTTTTTCCGCAAGCATCTCCGCGTATTCCGCACGACGCAGCGCCTCGTGCTTTTCGCGGGTGAGTTCTGAAATTCTCTTTTGGAAACCGCCGCCGGACTTCTTGGGCTTGGGCTGTTCGCCTTCCGCCTCGCCGTCTTGCGTTTCCGCGGCTTCATCAGCCGGGGCAGTGGTCGCTTCTGCCGTATCCTCGACCTGCTCAGCTTGTTCAGCCAGCGCGGCAGCCGCAGTTGCAGCCGCCGATTTCTCCGAAGCATCATCAGCTACGATCTTCGCCAAGTCAATATCGCTCACGAATCACCTCGTAGTTAGGCGGGCACTTCGGCTCCGCCGATCTCGACTGTCGGAGGAAGGTCGTCAGGCATGTCGCCGCCCATTTCGACGGTTGGCGGCAGTCCCTGCATTCCGGACGGCATCTGGCCGGGCGGCGGCTCTTGGCCCATGCCGCCCATCGGCGGCGCGGGTGGCTGCCCAGGCTGTCCGCCCTGCCCCTGAGCCTGCGTGGCTTGCTGCATGAATTGCAGGATCTGTGGCAGCGCCTGCGCCACAGCGGTGAGCTGTGCCCCAAGCTGGACGTTTTGAAGCTGTATGGTCTCGGTCTCCGCAATGAGCTTGTCGGTGGCCGCGCCGGCCTGCATCGCCTTGGCTGCCTCGACCGGGTCGGGCTTCTGTTCCTGCTGGATCGGCTCGCCGTTTTCGTCCAGGCCCATGGATTTCCGCATGCGGGCGGCAATCTCGCTCGCGCCTGGCACGTCCATATTTTTGATGATGATATCGCCCGCCACGCCAGCGAGCTGCGGAAATCCACGCAGTAGCTCGGTCATGAACGACGTAGCCTCGGCCCGCTGCGTGGAGAAACTAGGGCCGACCGTGACCGTGACGTCATACTCGCCGGCAGACATATCGTTGAGCACGATATCGCGGCCCGTGTGGTCCATCTGCGGCTCGTTGATCGTGACCATCTTGGCCGAGCCGTCCTCGCCCAGGGTCCGTACAACGCGCGTTGCGTCGTAAATCTTGGGGATCAGGTCCACGAGGATTTTGCCGCAATACTGAATCGCGATGCTGAGGTTGTCGATGTACTGATACGTCCCCGTGTCGCCTTCCTGCTGGCGGGCCATGATCGCCCGGCCAGAGGTTTCGTTGCTGGGTGCGCCCAGCCCGGCCTTGTAGATGCCCGTCACGCCCTCAAGATCCTGCACCGCGAGCTGCGACTGTACGTCTAGCCCCTGGCTGGCGAGAGGCGGCTGGCTGCGTTGCGGCGCTCCATTGGCCTTCGGATCACCCTTGTAGAACAAGGCCGCCAGATTATCGGTGCCGGCGTTTTCCCATTGGTTTTCGTAGCCTGACGCCTGATCGGCCGTGAGGATAAACGGACTTTTCGGCTGCATCGCCACAGCCTCGACCGCCGCGGTGCGCGTGTAGTTGTAGACGCGCTGCGGGTCGCGGGCGTCATGGACCATGCCCTTTCGGGTGGTCATGCCGTCTAACGTGATCTCCTCGCCGGGGACGATGCAAATGGGGATGTACCGCCCCGCCCAATCGACGGGGTCCGAGATGATGGCGTTGCCGTTCACGACGCAGGAGCGAACTTGCTGAATCTCGACATCACGCTCTTGGGCGACGGCGGCGAGCTGAACGCTCTCCGGCACAGGATCGTCCGCATATCGGACGGTCTGATCTTCAAGAAGCTGAAGCCGCTTCTTGACCGGCGTGCGATACCAATACTGCGCGATGACGACCGTGTCCGTCGTGCGCCACGACAGGCCGCCAGTGTTCGCCACGTTCGCAGGGATGCTGTCCGCCGGGAAATTGGGATACTTGGCCTCATAGGATTCTTTCGCTAGTCGCTCGAAGATGAAGCCATAGCGCATGTCTGACTTGTCGGGTTCCTGCGCCATCGGATCAACCAAAAGCTGGAACGGGTCCGCCGATCGCTTGATGCGGATGTCCTGGTCGAAAGCATCGTCGCTGCTGTATTGCGTGACGACGTACCAGCCACCGATGCCTGCAATCGCCGCATTCTCGGCCGCCTTGGTGTAGGCCGAGCGAGCGACGCTCTGCTGTTCGATGTTGCGGATCAGGCCGTTGAAGATTTCGGCCGCCTCAATCGTGGCCCCGTCTTTGGCCGGCAGAACCTTGATGCTGGGCGGGTTTTTCCGCACTTCGCCGGTCAACTGCCGCACGAAGCCGGGGATGCGGTTCATGGTCAGTGCGGGGCGGTTGGAATCCTTGCGGCGCTGCAGGGCCGTCATATCCCACTGCGCCTCGCCACCGATATAAAACCGCTGGCAGTCGCGGCCCGTGATGACGTTATCGTACTCCTGCATCCACGCCTCGTTGGCATGCCGTAACGCCATGGTGTGCAGGTCGGTCTTGTCCTGCGGGATGCCGGAGGGAACGCCGCCGCGTGTGGTTTCAGCCATTACGATGCCATCCATCCGCCCTGCTGGCGGGGCTTCTTTGCTTCCTTGACCGTCGTGGCCGGGAACATCTGATCGAGCAAGCGCCCAAAGAGGCTCAGCACGTCCACGCCGTCGTCGTTCTTGGCCGCCGGGAACGCGAGAAGCTGGGCCACGAGCGGTTTCACCCACTCGGCATGGCGCGGGAAGTAGACCTTGCCCAACGCCATACGACCACGAATGCCCTGTGCCCTGGTGGGCTTGTCGGCAACGCTGGTGAACTGCTCGCGGTAGAAGCTGATCTTGCGCTCGTTCATGCGCTGGTCAATGAACGGCCCCAAACTCTTGATGATCTGGCCGGATTCCTCGGCCCAACTCAACGGCTTATGCCGAGCGCCCATGTCCAGCAGGACTTCGACCCATACGTCGGATGCGGTCTGCCCGCGCCACCAGTCAAGCAGGTACAGGTTTGCGTCCGGGTCGATGCCGGCAACGCCGTGTTCGGTGTAGTCGCCGCCCTTGTCCGTCACCGCGTAATCGCTGGCGCCGTAGGTGCGGAGGTTGGCGGGCCGCTCGTCGTAATACTTGATCCATTCGGCCTTGAAGTAGCCACCAGCCTCAGGGACCGGATTCTGTTGGTAAAGCGCAGACCATTCCATCGGGGGCGTTTCGGTCTGCCGGCGCTTCAGAAACGCGGCGTAGTCGTATCCGCCGGGCTCGTCCCACAGGTACTCCCCAGGCTTGCGGCCCAGCACGTCGCCATCAAGGGCGATCGCGGGGATGGAGACGATGCGGACTTTCTGGCCGGTCTGCCCCGCCTGCTCGATCACGCGGCCCGCGAGGTCGTCCATGTGCCAGCGGGTGTGCATAATCACGCGCTTGGCATTGGGCTTCAGACGCGCGCTGAAGTCGTTGATGTACCACTCCCAAACCCGCTCCCGGACGCGCTCGCTATAGGCGTCCTCCTTGGAACCGAAGGGATCGTCGATGATGCCGAGATCGGCGCGGAAGCCTGCGATACCGGCCTGCACGCCAGCCGCCAAATACTCCCCGCCAGTGCTGAGCGCCCAGCGATCGGCTGCCTGGCTGTCCGTCGCCAGACTGATGCCCAGCACGGCAGAATGCGCCACGATGAGGTTGCGGACGCGCCGCCCCCACTTCGCTGCCAACTCTGCGCTATGCGACGCGGCAATCACGGATTTGCCCGGATTGTTCGCCAGCCACCACGGTGGGAAGGCGACGCTGACATGGTGGCTCTTGGCGCTGCCCGGCGGGGCGAAGATGAGTAGCGTGTCGTAGTCGGTCGCCAGCATGAGGGCGACCATTTCCTGCACGATGAGCCTGTGATGCGAGGCGGGCTCAAAGCCAAGGGTGCGGCACCACTCAATGCAATCCCGCCTTATCGCGCGGCGTCTGAGCAATTCCCTCGCCGCTTCCGCCCGCGACAATGGCCGCGAGTTCTGCGTCTCCGATGGTGCTCGGGTCGTTGCGGAAACGGACATTTAACTTGTCCTCAAACATGCCGATGGACTTGCCCTGTAGTTCGCTGGCACGGATAGCGGAAGCGTATATGCCTCCAGCCGTCGCGAGCTTGCGGACGTTCTCAATGTCTTTCAGAACTTTCTCGGCGGTGATTTCAAGTCGGCCCGCGATCCTAGAACCACCAGCAGCAATTGCGTTCGCCACGTCAACATTGGTCAACAGACGCGAGCCGATTTGCTTTGCCGTCTTCTCCGAGTACCCAGCACGAATAGCCGCCTGCGTGGCGTTGCTGTCGATCAGGTATTCAGCGACGAAGCGCGTCTGCTTTGGGTTGAGGGGCTTCTTGCCCATGCCGTTTCTCGCTGTTGTGAGCGGGTACGGCCTCTGTCAGTACGGATGGTGTATTTTGTTTGGCAAGTAAAAAATTCGGCCACGCTCATGCTGCTTGCAATCTACGTCGCATGTTAATTCGCGCCAATGCCGCAAGGTGCAGAGGCGATATGCCGGTCTGAACGTCGTGTTGCTGCATCTTGCGACAGACCTGGGCGTGGTCCCTGTTCAAATACGCAGCGGTCGCGCGGACAGAGTAGCCGGCGCGCGCCATGCACTTCATCGTG